TCAGGTGGGAAGCAACGAGTTTTCGATAGCTGCCATAGCCGCCAGATCGTCCTCTTTTGACTCGAACAGCTTGCCGTAAACGTCATATGTCATAGTGATGCTGGCGTGGCCCATGACGTCCTGAACCTTCTTCGCCGGCCAGCCCTGCTCGATGAACAGCGATACCGCCGCGTGCCGCAATGCATGCAAGCTGAACTTGGCGTCCAAAACGGGATTGCCGTTCTCATCCTTCTTACCCGTGTCGATCGCCACCCCGGCCGCGATCTGAATCGGCCAGAACACGCGGTTTAGTAGGTTGCCGTGGTTCTCTACGCCGCCGGTCCCCGTCGGGAAGACGAGATTGAGATCGCCTTTAGGGCATACCTTCTGCCATTCGGTCAGCAAGCTGACGACGATCGGGGGGAGGGGGATGTCCCGCGTTCCGGCCTCTGACTTAGGAAAGCTGATCTTGTTATAACGGTCGGCGCGGCGCCGAACGTGGATTACCCGTGACTTTAGGTCCACGTCTTCCCATGACAGTCCGCGCAGTTCGGAGGACCGCATGCCAGTGAATGTTGCGACATAGATGAAGGGCCGATGCTTTTCGGGCGTTGCGGCGAGGATGGCGCGCAGCTCCGCCTTGGTAGGCATTTCGATGTCTTTGGCGTCTCGCTTCGACGTCCGCACCTTAACCGCCTTGATGGGATTGGTGCCGACCTTCCCGCGCCGCTGCGCCTCGGCAAAGATGCTCGACAACGACACCAGCACCTTCTTGACCATCGCGCGCGATACGTCCTTGGCCAAGGCGTCCGCGAACGCCTGTGCGGCCGGCGCCGTCATCTTGTTGAGCTTCACGCCTCCAATGCGCGGGACAATGTGATAATCGACGTGTTGGCGGTATTGGTTCAGCGTCGATCGCTCGAGCCCATCATTTGCCGCGCGTTCCTGCCACAGCTTCGCAGCCTCCGCAACCGTGATGGAGGCAGAGTCCGCCACGTGTGTGCCCCGGCCGACTTCGTGCTGCGCTTTGGTGAGGTAAGCGTCCGCATCGCGCTTCAGGTCAAATTGCTTCGACCTACGCTTGCCGGCCGGGTCTCGGTAGTCAACCTGCCAGACCTTGGTACCGGACGGAAGGATACGTGCTCGCACGGTCGCCATGTGTCACCTTTCGGACTCGCGGATTTTTATGCAACATGCAACACGTCGAAATGCTTTGCAATGGCTTGACATCGAAAATTGTAAACATTGTCTTGACTTCGAAAATTCCCAACACGGTTCTTGACTGGCGAAATTGTCAACGCCGTCTTGACCACTCGAATTCGCAACAACAGCGTACCAGTCAGTTCAAACCAAGGAGGTGAAATGAACCACGATAACGACAACCTCGCCGACGACGTACTAAAGGGCGCGGCCGAAATCGCCGACTTCCTCGGTGAGGATCGGCGATCGGTCTTTTACATGATCAGCAAGAACAGGCTTCCGCACTACCGGCTGGGCGAGTCCATCCGCGCCAGGAAATCCACTCTTCGGGCATGGGTGGCTGAGCAGGAAGGGAAGGCAGCATGAGCGCCCCGGTCGAAGTCCCGCTTGAGAGCCTTGGCGCGACAATCAGCGCCCATGTCGCCAAAGGCGACGCTTCGATGGAGAAGGCGGAACAGCATTACAAGTCTGCCGGCATCCACCTGATCGAAGCCAAGGAGCGGGTGAAGCAAACACCCGGCCTGACCTGGCCGGCGTTTCTCAATGCATATTGCAAGATCCGACGCGCCCGAGCCGACGAGCTGATTATGATCGCGGATGGCCGCACGACCCTGGCCGATCTTCGGATGAAGAAGGCGGAGAGCGTCCGCGCGACCCGAGAACGGAAGAAGGATGATTTGCCACTACGTAGTGGCGATCCTGGGCCTGGCGCGTTGTCCGCACCCGCTTTCGATGTAGAGGCGATGAGGGTCCGATATTGGCGACTGATCGCTTCCATTGATGACGAAACTCGCGAATCGTTTTTCGCCGAAATGACCGTGGGCGCGGAAGCACTCGATCCGATCGCCGAACTCGAAACCCTGCGCGCTGAGAACGCCCGCCTTGTAAACGAGCGTGACGAAGCCCTCGCCGAAGTCGAAAGGCTCAAGGTGGAGGTGCTGCGGCTGAAGGGCGAGAAAGCGGCGGCACAACGAGAAGCCGCCGCGCACTTCTATCAGTCGGCTGCAACGACCCCGCCGGCGCCATCAACGTTCCATGTCGATCCACTGAAAGGTAGGCTGGTCAAGGCGCCGCCTGCCCCAGCGCATCAGTATGGTCCGATCACCAAAGTCGTTGTCGCCGACAATGACGTCCCGCCTCCCCACATCACACGTGGATGGGCAAAGTACTCCACATAGGACACCACCATTGAGAATCTTATCCATCTGGCCTGAAGCCGGAGCCAGCACCTGTGCGCGCTTCGACCTCGAGGTCACGCCACATCTTCGACTCTATAATCTTGTGCTACGCCGAGATGGCGGAGGCAAGCACCGGACATACGCGCCAAACGCCTGTGGAAAGCACTCCGCAACATTTCATCCCGATCTCGCCGAACAGATCACAACGGCTGCTGTAGCAGCTTTGAGGGAGCGTGCAGCCTATGGTGCCAATTCCGCGGTCGCCTAAGACCCCATTGGGAGAGATAATCGACCTGCGCAAAGCGCTCGTCACCAACGGCTTCTGGCCGGTTCCGGTCAAGGGGAAGCTGCCCCGAATTAAGGACTGGACCAAATTCCGTCCGTCGATCGCTCAGATCCAGCGGCAAGCTGAAAAGCACGCCGATCATACCGGCACCGGAATCGTGACCGGGGAAGTCGTCGCCCTCGACATCGACGCACCCGATCCGGAAACTGCAGCAGCGTTGACGGCGATCGCAGACCGCCTTCCTGGCGCTGATCGCGCCCTTCGACGCGTCGGTCGCGCCCCAAAACTGTTGTTGATGTTTCGCGCGACGGAACCGAGGAAGAAGATATCGACCGAGAAATACAGGATTGGCGATCACGACTGCCAAGTCGAAATTCTCGGCCAAGGGCAGCAGTTCGCGAGCTTCGGCGACCACCCCGATACCGGAAAGCCATATGAGTGGTTGACCCAGTCTCCGCTCGAGGTTCCGCTGGCAGACCTACCCGAGATCACTCCTGAAACAATTGACGCCTTCGTCGCCGAAGCCGGCGCCTACCTCGCCGAACATGGCGTGCCGCTGAAGGAGAAGAGGACCAAGGTGGGGGGCGCGCCGTCACCAGCTGGATCCAACCCGTGGGACCGCATCAATGCTGCGGCCATGGCAAACCTGGACGCATGGGTGCCGCATCTCTCGCTCGCGAAGCTGCGGCGATATCAGGACGGCTACCTTGCTGTTGCATCCTTCCGGCCCAGCAAAAATCCGAAGCTCGGGCCGCGCGATAGGCAAGAAGCTTTGGAGATACAGCCGGCAGGAATTTGCGACCACGGTGATGGTGACAAGGGCTATAGTCCCATCTCGCTAGTACGGGCATGCTCGCTCTATGGTGCGAAGGATGCCTTTGCTTGGCTGACCACCAAGCTCGGGAAGGCGCCGGCGGACTTCGGGTGGGAGGACTATTCGATCCCCCGAATGCGTTCCGGCGGCACTAGGTCGTATGAGGCGGCAAACGATAACGAGCCCTTGTTGGATGACGATGAAGACGTCGTCGATGCGGGCGCGCTCGCAGAAGAACACGGGTTTCCGGTAGCCCTTTGTTACCCGCCCGGTGCCGTGGGCCGCTTCACCAGGTTCATCGAGTCCTGTAGCCGATTCCCGTCGCCACACCTGAGCTTGGCGGCCGCGCTCGCCCTGACGGCCGGCCTGATCGGTCGCCGCTACAAGGGGCCGACGGGATTGCGAAGCAATCTCTATGTCGTGGGCCTGGCCGACTCCGGTTTCGGCAAGGACATCACGATCCGCGCCACTGCCGCCTTGGCCGACAGCACTTCGGCCGGGACGAAAGTATCCGAGGCAATGTTCGTCGATGAAATCCGGAGCGTGCCAGGTCTTGCTGGCCGCCTTCGGAATTCCCCTTCAGCCGTCGCAGTGATCGATGAATTCGGAAAGTGGCTCGGCACCCACACCGGATCAAAGGTGCCGCCGCACCGCGAGGAAATCATAACGGCGATCCTAGCGCTCACCGGAGCCCCCTCCGGCTTCTGGGGAGGCCGCGAGACGGCTGCCGGCAATATCCCACGCATCGAGCAGCCGTGCTTCACCATTCACGGTGTGTCGACACCGACGACGTTCTGGAAGGCATTGTCGAGCGGGAACATCTCCGAAGGCCTGCTTGGCCGGTTCGTCCTGATCGACGCCGGCAAAGCCGACCCGGTCAAGGTGCGACGACCTGCGGGCAGTCTCGACGACATCCCCGAAGATCTCGCGGATGACGTCAATGCGTTACTGGGCGGCGGTTCCAGCCAGTTCGGTGGCGGACCATTCTACGCCCTTCATGGCAAGAGCGATAGCAAGCCATGGCCCATAATGACCGTTGAGTATGCCGAAGGGGTTGAGGATCTGTTCGAGAATTTCGACGACGTCATGCGGGCGAAAAAGGCTGAATTTTCTGCCGAGTATCGCCCGCTGCTAAACCGAGTGGGTGAGAACGCCGCGCGCCTGGCCATGATCGTGGCAGTCGGGGTGAACCCGAAGGAGCCGGTCATTACGGCGGAGATTCAGGAATGGGCCAATACCGTTGCAGAGCATTCTTTCCGGACGATCGTCAGCGGTGCCGACGACAACGTCGCCGACAATGAGAAGTCCGGGGAATACTTGCGCATCAAGGCAATGGTCCGAAAGACGCGCGGCAAAGGCATCACCCGCAAGCTGATGCTGAAGACCCTTCGCGGCAGTCTGGACTCTAGGCGCTTCGACGACATCACCAATCTGTTGCATGAGGCCGGCGAGGTCTTCTTCGCCACGGCGAAATCAGAGAGTGGTCAGAAGATGATCCGCTACTGGAGCAGAGAGCATCTACCTGCTGACGCTGAAATCATCCCGCCCGGCGCGGGAGTTTCGTTCGAATGACGGGGGTAAAAGGTGGGGCCAAGCCGGGGGCAAGAGGGGGTACAGATTCTCGCTTTTCGAAAAAGGCCGGATTTTTTGTACCCCCTCTTCACCCCACCTTTTACCCCCTCTTGCACCCCCTCTTCACCCCCCTCTTAAACGTCGTAATATATAATAATATCAATAAGATGATTATAAGAGGGGGTAGAAATAGAGGTGGGGGTATCCCTATCCCCGCTTTTTGAGCCCAAAAACATAGGGGGCGTGTTCGCGTGCGCGAGATTTCACCCCCTCTTTGGCCCTAACCGCCACCAAGAGCGGAACCTACAGGAGAGCTAGATGAAACAATACGCCCGGCCAGCCCTGAAGTGGTTGATCAAGAATGACCCGGAAGCAGCCCTCGCCGTGTTCCATCGGCTGCGGGACGAATATTACACCTTTGGTGGCGACCCCGCTGCCGAGCCGCATATGAACCCGGCCGGCTACAGCGCCGACGATGTTGAAACCCATGCAGTGCCCGATGAAGCGCGGACGTCGGAGACCATGCACTATGAAGTGCAGGATGGTCCTGACGAAGTTTCCATTGAAATGCTGCACGAGTTTCGGCCGGACCTTCACACGATGCTGCGGTCGGCTGGCGGCATCGCTTGGCCTTGGTGTGGCGTCCGATGGATCAGACGCGGCAAGAGCATTTGGATCGGCGAGCCTTGGGCATACACGTGGACGGCCACCCCGACACTCGTCGGCACTCGCCCTGTCAGGCTCGACGCTCCAGGCTTCTTCTGCTTTAACCCCGGAGCGCACGAAGTGAGACTCGCGGGTCTCACCTTCTATACCAAGCCCGGCGCACGGAGGGGCCACCCCGGCGGCATGTTGGTCAGCTATGTCGACGCCGACGGCAAGGTGCAGAAGCCAGCACTAAAGGCATCGAAGCCGCGGGGCGGTAAGCGGCCATTGCGTGCCGCTCCTGCTACTTACTTGGACATCATCCCGACCACACCCAGTCCGCTTGCCGCCGAAGGCTGGCGCGTGCCGTTCAGCGGCGAGAGAATGATTGGCGACTTCTACGACCCGTTGCCGCGCAAGGAGCCTGACGCTGCAGACAGGATTGGCAGGTACGGCGTCGCAGAGGCCCGCGCTGAGCTTGTTGCGATGGGCATCGACGGCAAGGTGAAGTTCCGCGACCTGCCCTTCGCCGGAACCATCCTCCCCACGGTTACGGCCAGAGGCGTGCGGTTCATCGGGGGATTAAGCGGTCGGAAGCAGACGACATCGATGGCTACGGTCGGCAAGGTCGAGGACGTGGCGCCGCTCGACCCGGTGCTCGAGGAGGTCGCATCCCGTGGCACGCTTAAGTCGATCGGCATCAAGCTTGGCTATTCGAAGGAATATGCCGATCGCGCCGCGAAGCGCGAACTGTTGCGCATTGGTCGTGATCTGGTCGCGGTGAATGATAATTTCTACAAAAGAGTCGCCGCATAGGTGCCAAATCTACCCCCGCATAGCGCGTATATAGTGAAGGGGAAACACTAGCTCGCCCCTTCCACCTGGCCGCCCCGCGCGGCCTCTTTTTATTCCAGATCGGTGCTGTCTCACAATCCGGCGCCTGATCGCGCCGGCGTCGCGCTTGCCTTCAGTCACGACGCCGGCTGCTGTTTTCTATTCCGGCAAAATATTGCCGCTTTTGCCCGCTGCGCTCATTCGAGCGCGGCTTTTTTTGTGCCCATCGCAACCATTCATCATCACAAATCAAGGAGGCTCGAATGCTCGGCCCGCCTGACCATACCGTGCGCTTCGCCCCTTGGTGGTTCGATCGCGCACACAGCTTCAACGACGTCTGCATCATCTGCAATGTCCCGTTTCACACCACCTTCCGGTGGCTTCAGTTGATCCAAGCGATCGGTCTCTTTTTCGGCGAGAAGCGCGGCCGCGAGTGGCTGTTCGACTGCCACGAGCTGTATGTCTTCCGCGTCCTCACAGCATTCTACCGCGCCGGCATCCCGGTCGGCCCGACGCAGATTCGGGCGGTCATCCTATTCGCGTTCGGCGATGACGGCACGCCTCGGATGCCTGAGGGCAAACTGATCCAGTCGGCACCCGAGGCGGAGTTCTCGGTCGACGCCGTTCGCATCTTCAATGCCATCGTCGACGCCACGAACCCGGAGATCGCCGATGCTGAATAACCTTCGCCGCACTGTCGGCACCTGGCTCCTCGGCCGCTCGTACACGGCTGCTGCGGGCGGCAGGCGTGGCCAGGGCATCCAAGGCATGCCATCCCCGCTCACATCGGCCAGCGTGGCCCGTGGGCCGCTCGCGCAACGTGCTCGGTTCGCTGTCGCCAATAACCCGCTCGCGGCCGCTGGCGTTGCCGCGTGGGTCACACAGGCCATTGGCGCAGGTATCGTTCCCGCATCACGACATGCTGACAAGGCGACACGCGAGGCCCTGAATGCGCGGTTCGCCGCGTGGGTCGACGTGGCGGACGATGAGCAACGCACCGACTGGTTCGGCATCCAAGCAGCGCTCTTTCGCTCCAAGGTTATCGTCGGCGAGGGCCTCGCGCTGATGCTGAATACCGCAGACGGGTTGCGCATTCGCGTGCTTGATCCGGAACAGCTTGACGCCTCCTATAGCGCCGCGCTGAGCAACGGGCACCGCATCGTCCAAGGGATCGAGTTCGATCCAGCCGGTCGGCGCGTCGCTTACTGGTTGTTCGATCAGCCTGTCGGTCTGGAATTCACCGTTCAGCGTCAGCGTCAGCGCTTTCCGAGTGAAGATGTAATTCACTGTTTTCGCCAGGATTGGCCGGGCCAGGTTCGCGGCATCACTTGGTTTGCCCCGGTGCTTGTCCGCCTGTCGGATCTTGATGGATGGCGAGACGCTCAGCTCGTAAGGCAACGCGTGTCCGCGGCGTTTGCGGGCTTCATCACCGGCGCGGAAATGGAAGGCGAGCAGACCGGCTCGACGCTGGTCGGCGGTCTCGAGCCCGGAACCTTGAAGTACCTGAATCCCGGGGAGGATATCAAGTTCAGCGAGCCCGCACAGATCGGCGGCGACGTGGTGGATTTTGCCTCCATTACGGAACGCGAATGTGCCGCGGGCTTGGGGCTCCCAGCACACGCATTCGGCGACGTCACCAAGGCGAACTACAGTTCGCTCAAACAGGCGACAACGGCTTGGCGCAACCGCGTCGAGTCTGTTCAGTGGCATTGCTTCATTCCGCAGGTTTGCGTTCCGGTCTGGCGCCGGTTCGCAATGGTCGAAGTATTGTCCGGCCGAGTTGCCACGACAGTCGACGAGGCCATGCCGGTGAAACATACCACGCCCCGCTTCGCCGAGTTGGAACCGGTCAAAGCCGTGACAGCCGAGACGATGGAACTGGCCGCCGGCCTCACAACCCGCCGCGCTCTGCTTGCTGCTCGCGGCGAGGATGTGGAAGCCGTCGACGCCGAACTGGCAGAAGAGCAGGCCCGAGCAAAAACGCTCGGCCTGGTGTTCAGCAACACCCCCGTCAACGACAACGACCCCGCCGCGCAAGCGGCTTAACCATCGGAGACATTATGACCGATAGCACCGACCCGCTCGTGCGGGCCGCACCACTTCGCGCGTCAACATGGTCGGCCGAAAGCATGACCGTGGAAGCCATCTTGAGCACCGGCGCGGCCGTGACTCGATACGACAGCCGCGGCGAATTTCAGGAAGTTCTGAACGTCAACCAGACTTGGCCGACGTCCATTCCACTTCTCGATTCCCACTCCCGCGGCTCGGTCGACGATCGGCTCGGCGAGGTCATCAACATTCGCACCGTGAACGGTGAGGTCATCGGCCTTGTCAAGTTGTCTCGCCATAATGAGCGAGCCAAGCGCGTTGCGGCTGAACTGTCCGACGGCGCCACCTATGCGATCAGCATCGGCTACGCCGTGACCAAGTGGACGGAAACAAAACCGGCAGGAAAGCGCACGCTCACTGCTCAATCATTCGAACTTCTCGAAGCCAGCCTAACCACCGTGCCCGCCGATCGCGGCGCCGGACTCCGGAGTGACTCCATGCCCAAGACCGAACAGACTAACGACACGCCTCCCGTCGCCACGCGCGCCGAGATTAACGCCGCCATCCGCGCCGCCGCGAAAGCCGCAGGCCTCGGACAGGATTTCATTGACACCCATGTCGATGCCGAGTCCGACATTGCGACCGTGAACGCGGCCGCCTTGGCTGCCTTGCAGGCGCGCACCGCCGCAGCCGGCACCGTCCACTCGATCACCGTCGGCACCGATCACAGCGACCCCGTTGCCATCCGTTCGGCCATGTCTGACGCTCTGGCGCATCGCATCGCGCCAGGCGTCGTCAAGCTTGAAGGTAGAGCCACCGAGTACCGCGGCCACTCGGTTCTGGACATGGTCGGCGACATCGCGGTTGCCCGCGGCGAGCGCATCAATCTCCGCGATCGTGAGGCGCTTCTGCAGCGCGCCGTCGGCGCCCACTCAACTTCGGATTTCCCGCTGCTCCTGGCCGATGCCGCCAACAAGAGCTTGCTGGCGCAGTACGGCATGGTCGAACCGACTTACCGAAAGTGGGCGGCCCGGAAGCCGATCTCTGACTTTAAGGATCACTCGTTCCTGCGCGTCGGTGACGTGCCGGCATTCACCGAAATCACCGAATCCGGTGAAGTGAAGTACGGGACCATCTCGGAAAACGCCGAGAAGATCCGCGCCAAGGAGTACGGAACCGGTATCGCGATCGGCCGCCGCGCCCTGATCAATGACGATCTCTCGGCACTTTCGGACTTCTCGTCTGGTATCGCCATGCGTGCCGCGAACGATGAGAACAAGTTGGCGTATGGCGTGCTCGCCACCAATGCCGCGTTGTCGGATACGGTCGCACTGTTCGCATCGGGCCATGGCAATCTGGCCGGTTCCGGTGGCGCTATCGACGCCACGACCATCGGCGCTGCGGTCGCCGCCATGCGGGCGCAAAAGTCGCTCGACGGCATGGTACTCAATCTGCAGCCGGCCTACCTCGTTGTCGGCCCGGCATACGAAACCGCCGCGCGCCTTATCCTCGCGACTGTCAACGCGACCAAGTCCAGCGACGTGAATGTCTGGAGCAACTTCGCGGAACTCGTGGTCGACGCCAACATCACCGGAAACACTTGGTATCTGTTCGCCAGCCCGGCAGCGGCGCCAGTGGTGGTTTACGGCTACGTCGGCAGCGCAAGCGGCCCCGTCATTCGCAGTGAGCGAGACTTCGACACTCAGGCGGTCAAGGTTGCAGCGTCGAACGATTTTGCGATCGGCGCGATCGACTTCCGCGGCGCCTACAAGAATGCCGGCGCGTAATGGACGAGCTAATTGCTCAGAGGGCGGCCCTAGTGGCCGCTCGTTCCAGCGGCCAGCTTGAAACCGAGTTCCATTCGGGCGGCACGCGAAGGCGCGTTGTCTTCCGCAGCATCACGGAACTCGAGCGAGCAATCGCCGCCCTAGATCGTGACATTGCCGCCTTGCAGGGCCGCAAGGTCACAACCTTCCTCCCCACCTTCAATAACGGATTCATCTGATGAAATCATTCGTACAGACCGGCGACATCGTCGAAGTCACAGCACCCGCGACCGTTGCCTCTGGCGATCTTGTCGCCGTTGGCGACATCGTCGGCGTTGCGTGCACAGACGCGGCATCCGGCGCTAAAGTCAACATCCAGACCGCGGGCGTCTTCAACGTCAACAAGACCAGTGCGCAGGCGTGGGCATCGGTCGGCCTGACCATCTACCGCGATGCCAGCACGGGCCTTGCCACAACCACGGCCGGCACTAACCCGCCCATTGGCATCAATCTCGCCGTGGCGGCCAACCCATCGGCAACTGGCTTGGTCCGGCTTAACGGCGTCTTCGGCCTGCCATCCGCAGCCCAAATGGCCGCCGGCGACGCTTGATGGACTGGAAAAGCATAGAGGCGGCCGCTGATGCGGCCGTCATCGCTGCCTTCGGCGAGACGGTGCGCCACCACCCGATGACCAGCAGCGGCGCAGCCGACGCGACCAGGCCTGTTGCGGACATTCGTGGCATCTTGCACACACCAGCCGCGGCCGGCGCCATCAGCCTCGGCTCGGGCATTATCACGACGCTGTCGGCTTCTGAAGGTGCCTTGGTCGTCAATCGGGCGGACTACCCGACGACTGTCTTCAAGCAAAAGGACAAGATCCGGGGGCTCGAGCTTCCAGGTCAACCGTGGTGGGAAATCAAAACGGTCAACGATCGGTTCTCTAGCATCCTGGTGCTGGTGCTCAATCAAGCATAGTGCCCGCCGTCGCGCGGGCTTTTCTATTTTGGAGGTCGAATGCCGACCCATATCAAATTGCAAGATGGTGTCCGCGACGGCGGCCACGTTCTTGACCACCTGACCCTGCGCGATTTCCAGTTTGACGACATCTTCGCCATGGCGGTCGCCGATTTCAGCAAGCTCTCCGATGCATTGAAAATGATCGCACGCCTGTCTGGCGCTTCGCTCGACGATTTGTGCCTGCTCACCCAAGACGACACGATTATCGCGCTGAACGCCTTCGATGAGCATATTCTGAAATTCAACGAGAAGGCCGGCTTATAATGGCACAATTGCAATCGACGCTTAAGCTGACTTTGCTCGACCAAGTCAGCAATCGCGCCAAGCACATCTCGCGCACCCTCGACGGCCTCAACCGTCAGACCCACGGCATGCTTGCAATGACCCGCAACGTGGCCGCGTTCGCCGGCGCCTACTTCGGGATCACCGAGGGCATCGAGCACACATATACCGCCGCATCAAAGATGCAGGCGAGCCTCGCCGAGGTGGGCATCAAAGCGGGCCTATCGAACACCGCGCTTGAGGCTATGCAGCGCCAGTTGACGGCGCTCTCGCCGAAGGTCAATCAGACGACCGCCGACCTACTTTCCGGCGTGGATTCCATGGTCACCCTCGGTCTGGCCACCGACAAGGCCATGGCCAGTATCCCGGCCATCGCGAAAGCCGCGACTGCGACCGGCGCATCCATCTCCGACCTGTCGAGCGCGTCCACCAGCGCGATCCAGAACATGGGAGTCCTGCCCGAACAGGTCACCAAGATGCTCGACGCCATGGCTCTCGCTGGCAATGCTGGTGCGTTCGAGCTTAGAGACATGGCGCAGTATTTCCCGCAGCTCACGGCTTCGGCGAAGACCTTGGGTATCGATGGCGTCGATGGTGTTGCCGACCTGGCTGCCGCTCTTCAGATCGCGCGCCGCGGCTCGTCTGATGCCAGCACTGCCGCCAACAATCTTAGTGACTTCATGTCAAAGATTGTAACGCCGCAAACCGTCAAGAATTTCAAAAAGTTCGGCGTCAATGTAACGGCAGAACTAAAGAAGGCGCATAAGAACGGTATAAGTCCAATCGAGCACTTTATTAAGTTGCTTGATGAGAAGACGCAAGGCGGAAAGGGCGAACTACTTACGCAAATCTTTGGAGATAAGCAAACTCTGGACTTCATCCGTCCGATGATTGCCGACTTCAAGGAATATGTTCGCATTCGCGAAGAGGCTGAGCGCGCCAATGGCACGGTTGACTCCGCCTTCTCCAAGCGGATGGAAACGAACGCTGAAAAGGTCAAGGCACTCAAGATCGCGGTCGACAACCTCGGCACGTCGATCGGCGCCAACCTGCTGACTCCGGTAGGCGACGCCGCGAAATACTTCGCTGATATCTTCAATACGCTCGATCAGCGCTCTACGGTGTTTGACCGTATTGGGACGTCTCTCGACGGCTTCTTAAATGGGCTCGGCTTCGACGGCGCCAAGTCGTTCGGCGAGGCCATGAAGTCGCTGGACAAGTTCTTGTTCGGGGTCAAGGACGGCTCTAAAGCAGCCGACGAGATCGGCGGCATTTTCGCGAAGTTCCAAGGCTATGGCCAACAGGTCAAGCAGTTCGGCGATGACGTCGCCGATGCGGTCGCTAAGGTTGAGCGCTTCCTCGGACTAAAGCCTGGGAAGGCTGGCGAAGTCGTATCGGAACTGTCGAGCTGGGGGTTCAAACTCGGCGCGGCCGCGATCGGCATAGGCTTAGCGGCTGGTGCGATCAGCGGGCTGGTCAGGGCGCTGATCAAGCTTTCTGGTGTTGGTCTTCTGATCGGCGGAGCCAAGGGTATTGCGTCACTGCTTGGCGCCGTTGCCGGGTTCGGAAAAACGCCCGCCAAGGTGCCGACGCCGGGGAAGACGCCGGGCAAGACACCGACCACGCCCAAAGTGCCGCCGGTCCTGCCAGAGCCGCCAGCCTTCTTTACGACGTGGGCCGCGCGTCTATCCCTATGGGCAAGCGCTGCATTCGCGACCTACAAAGCGCTAGACGATATCCCGCACGAGGGCCTCAAATCAGCGCAAGACCACAATCCCGAACTGTTGCAAGACCTCGAGCGCCAACGCCGAATCCGGTCTGAGTTCAAGGGCGGGTTCGAAGGCGGCAGGCACGCCGCCTATGCCGGCGTTGGCCCGCGTCCCGGCGACAAAATTCCGGGAGAAATCGAAAACCAGCCGACCGGTTATCGTAAGCAAACAGAGTCCGAGCGCTACGCCACCGACATGCGTTCCGGCTTCACTGAGCGTGCCGATCGGGCTTTCACTTCCTGGCTAGATCGGTTCGACAACTGGCTGAAAACGCCAGTCGAAAAGCCACGTTTTCCAGGCAAGGATGCGGACGACGTGTACAGCCCGCCGCCGAAGCGTGAGGGCAATTTCTGGATTGACCGGCTGCTGGGCCGTGAGCCGCCGGCAGGGATGATTGGCACGGACCTTAATCCCGGCAAGCTTCGCGACGACCGGAACGTGGGTGTGCAGCCGGTCAAGCAGGACACCAATTATTGGATGGACCGGCTGCTGGGCCGTGAGCCGCCGGCGGGGATGATCGGCACTGACCTTAATCCCGGCAAGCTTCAGGATGACAGGAACGTGGGTGTGCAGCCGGTGCAGCAGCCCTCAATGTGGGATTCGGTGAAGGGCTTGCTTGGGCAGCAGGCGACGCAGGCAGGCAGCAAGACGGTCGCGATCGATCAGTCGTCGATTGCTGCCATGATCCGCCCTAGCGGCACGCAAGACGTCAGGGTGACGAACAAAGAGCCACCGCAGGTCCACGTCAATGTCGGGGGGATCACCATCACCGGCGTTGTAGACCCCAAGGCAGCGCTGTCGAGTGCGGCAAGCCAGTTGGGCGAGAAGGTCAAGTCGGCGGTCGAGAGCGCCAACACAGACTGATGCAACCAAGGGTGAGGTGTGGCCAATGCGCCACACCCATCACGGGTCCTCCCGGCCCTCGAGGCACATGCGGGCACGTAGCCCCGGAATCGAAGCCTATGCAATTTTTCCTATGCAATTTCCTTCCAATAGGAATGTAGTCACATGCACATGAAACCCCAAGCGCTGGCGGGCCTGCTCGGAATCACAACCCGCCGGCTTGGTCAGCTTCATGAGGAAGGGATCGCGGTCAAGGTCGACCGCGGTCTGTACGATGCCGCCGCTACGGTTCAAGCCATGCTGGCACACGCTGGGGGCAAGGCGGCCGGCAAGGCAGTTGAACTCGACTTCGATCGGGAGCGCGCCAGGCTGGCCGCTGCGCAAGCTGACGGGCACGAACTGAAGAACGCCGTCACACGCGGTGAACTCGTGCCCGTCGAAGACGTCGAGCGGGAGTGGGGCGATGTCCTCCGGAAGGTCCGAGCCAGCATGCTTGCCGTCACCAGCCGCGTTCGCCAGCGCATCAGCGGGATGGACACGGCGCAGGCCGCTATCCTCGACCGAGAAATCAGGGACGCCCTCGAGGCGCTATCCGATGATCAAGAATATCCGCCTCCGAGCGCTGAAGGCGCTGCGTCCTCCGCCCCGTCTGCAGTTGTCGATGTGGATGGAGAAGACCGTACGCCTTCCTGAAGACGTCGCTGCACTACCCGGCCCGATCCGTCTCTACCCGCCACAGCGTGAGATAGCCGACGCTTTCGGCGACCCCACAATTGAGAGAATCTCCGTCATGAAGGCGATCAGGGTAGGCTATTCCACCCTGGCCGTGGGCGCCTTGGCAAACTACATCGCCAACGATCCTGCCCAGGTGCTTGCCGTCCTCCCGCGCGAACAGGATTGCCGCACCCTGGTAGTCGACGTCGTCGAACCGATCTTCCGCGCATCACCGGAACTGGCGAACAAGCTTTCCGGCGATCAGCAGGAAGTGAATCGCAACACGATGCTTTCTCGACGCTTCGCCGGCGGCACGCTCAACGTCGTGGCCGCCAAGTCGCCGAACAACCTACGCGGGAGGAATGCGCGCGTGCTATTTTGCGACGAAATCGATGGCATGTCGGTTACGGCAGAAGGCGACCCCCTCCTGCTTGCAGAAGGTCGGACGGCGTCGTTCCCAGATCGGAAACTGATCTTAGGATCGACGCCGGTCGACACCTCCACCTCCCTCATTGCGGCGGCTTATGCCCGCAGCGATCGTAGGGTCTACGAGTGCCCTTGTCCGCACTGCCAGGAGTTCAGCGAGATCGTTTGGAGCGACATCCGTTGGCCTGAAGGCGAGCCGAAGAAGGCGGCCTGGTTCTGCCCGAAATGCGGGACTGAAACGGCCGAGACATACAAGACGGCTATGGTCGAGGCGGGCCGCTGGCGCGCCACCCGGCCGGAAGTCACTAACCATCGCGGGTATCACCTGTCAGCTCTGATATCGCCGTTGGCAAGCGTGGCCTGGCCGCTGCTGGCCGAGCAGTTTGAAGAGGTGAAGCGGGATCCTGACCGGCACCGCATCTTTCGAAATCAAGTCCAAGGCCTTCCTTGGGAAGACGGCTCGGATGAGATCGACGAGGCAGAGGTCGCTTCCCGCGGCGAGCCGTTCGGTATCGGCAATATCCCTGCCGAGGTCATGTACCTAAGCATGGGTGTGGATGTGCAAGATGACAGATTAGAGGCATGCACGGCCGGCTGGGACCGCGACGGCACCATGTACATTCTGAGCCATGACATGCTTGTCGGCTCGCCGGATGATGAGCAGACCTGGCGGGAACTCGACGCCCTGATCGGCGCCCGGCACAAGCACCCGCTCGGAGGCACGATCGGCGTCGACGCGGTCGCTGTCGACTCCGGCGATGGCGGCTGGACAACGAAGGTCTATGAGTACACCCGGCCTCGTGCCCGCCGGCGCGTCATGTCGATCAAGGGGATGTATGGCAGCCGACCGGTCATCGTGGCGTCGAAGTCGAAAGACCTGCGCGGGCTGTTCATCGTCGGCGTGGACGGCGTCAAGCGCACTCTCATGAACCGGGTGGCGCGCAATGTCGGCCTGCGTTTCTCGGACAGCCTGCAGCCAGTATGGTTCGAACAGTTCCTCTCGGAACGCTGCATCCGGCGTTACGTCGGCCGGCGCCCCGTGGAGAAATGGGAGCGTATTCCAGGAAGGGCCGCAGAAGGGTTGGACGCGAGTGTCTACGCATATGCGGCCAGACAGGTCATCCCTTCGAACTTTGACACCAGAGCCGCCGAGCTGCGGCAGGAACCCATAGCCCCGGCCAAGCCGCGGGTGATCGAAAGCGCCTGGATGAAGGCGGCGTGAGGAGAACTGAAATGAAGACCAAGATTAGTGGAATGCAACTGCTGGATCACGAGCGAGACGGCGGCGGAATCGTGGCCAGTTTTACGGCCATCATCGACGACGCGTTGCGCCTCAATAGTTGCTCAATCCTGCGGAAGCCGGACGGCTACCTCCAGGTCTTGACGCCGCAAGGAAAACGTAGTGACCGTGCTGTCGATTTTATGGATGGCGGCGCGCACCGTGGCTTTCGCGAAAAGGCGATCGCCATGTATCGCCTAATGGCGGGCGAGGACGAGCCGGTCGCCGCGCCAGCCGAGGAAGCGGACGATGCGGGGATGAAGCGATTCTTGAGTGCCGAGCAGGAGACGTGCGAGATAGTGGGGTTGTGAGGAAATTGAGATGAATGAAAGTGCTGATGAGCCCGGACTTGTCGTTCCTAAAGCCGATCCGGCTTTAGTTGAACGGTTCTTTGAACTTGGTGGACGCGTACTGTCTTTAGATTCGGAAACCGTTGAATTGCTATTTCGCGGACCTTCTGTGGAAGAGACAGTGCCGTCGCGGCTTTGCCGCTGACTTCGATTTCCCAATCTGGTGACTTGCCACGGATGATTACCCCGGACGACGGCGGATCGATGTAGACGATGATTGCCATCAACGCCTGATCGTGCAGAACATACCGTTCATGTGAAATCTGCGCGTCTGATATCCGCATTGACGCCCCCTCTCCCAGTTCGCGCCACTCTCGCACGGGCACAGCGGGTTGTCTACGGGGCGGGGTGCAACTGCATAAACACAAACCCCACGCACTCGAGGCCTGAGTAGCGCCGGCCGCCTCCGGGGGGAGAGCGACCGGCTGCCCGTATGTCTTTAAGTTTTGGGACTTGGAGAGTAACGGACGTAGCGATTGTCGCCGAATCCGTGAGCACGTCAAGCGCCCAACAAAAAAACTGCCGGGATGTCCCGGCAAATCGTCGCCAAAAGCGCAACAAAATCAACGGTCCATTCGTCAAAAATCAGGCCGGCCGCATCCCGAAAAACGGTGAGGGAGACCATACCGTTCCTGTCGTCATCCTCGATTTTCAGGCCAGCCGCGCAAGCACGCAACTGACAAGTTGTCAGTTGCGCCTGTCGTCACCCTCAAATCCGAGGCCAGCCGCATCAAGAAGGTACGCAAAAAATTGCGGAGGATGTTGTCGCCATCCTCAAAAATCAGGCCAACCGCATCGCTATCATGTGACCGATCACATGATAGCGGTTGACGCCATCCTTAGATCTCAGGCCAGCCGCATCGGATGACCGCCTAACGCGTTGAACCATCTTCGTAGCGCCCGCCGCAGATCCGCAGCGATGTTCGCCAGCGCACGCCGATCGGAGGGCGTGGCCGACAGCACGCGCCGGACGGTTCGGACGCCGACAGTGAAGTCTACGACCAAGTGGCGGCTCTCGCGCACCAGCGTCCATGTTGCCCCCGCCGATGTGGCGAGGGCGTTGAGTTGAAGGCGGGTGGCGGGTTTCATATTGCAGCACCGAACCTGAACAGGCCGTGCCCGACGAACTGCTCCGCCAGGCCGTCACGATCGGCAATTCCGTGATCGGAAGGCTCGAGATCACAATCCCCGTCCTCGTCGTCGAGCATCGCAATGAGGGTTTCGATGACCGCTTCCAACTCACGACGAGTTAGCCTTGCTGCCGATCGCTGAGCGGTGATCGCGGTCATGCGACCACCTGCACTGTCTTCTTCATGGCGCGCCATTCGTCACGCCATACATCTGCAATCCGATCAAGTTCAGCCTGAAGGTTGTCGAGCTGGCCGACGATAGCAAGCGCCGCGTCCCTGAACTTCGGGGCGTGTTCGTTGTCGCCGTCGGCAATGGCGCCTTCCGCGGCAAGCTCGAGCAGCCCGACCTGATTCGAAATGCGGTGCGCGGTAAACGCTGCCGTTTGGAGATCGCACCAAGCGTTCATGCTACGCCCTCCGGGATTACGACACCGGCAGCCCGCATCACTTGCAACGCGCGGGTGGAGGGCTGCGGCAGATCCTTCCAACTTCCCACGCGCGGGAAATGGAAGCGTTTGCTGAAAGTGTTGGAGGGAGTGAACTCGTGGTCAGGGTCAAGGGTCGGCGCCAGTTCCATCCGCAGGAGTCGGGCTTCGTAATGCAGAAATTCTAAATACGCCCAACGCGGGTCGCGCTTGAAGTCGGGGGACATTGTCGCCGCTGTTGCGGCGGGTATGCGGGTGTGGGTGTTCAT